TGCTATGGTCTGCCACTTTATTGACCCTGTCTTATTATGAGACACCCAATGGTAAAAAGATTGTAGATTTTGATCCTACATTCATTGCAAGTATTTTTTCAGCTAGCACTGCATCACTAGGTTTTTCTATAAAAGGTAAGAAGAAAGACAATGGTGACGCTAAAATAACTGATAATAAAGAATCTAAAGTAACTACTCAATGAAAAAACTTCTACCACTTCTGCTTCTATTACCAACAGCAAGTTTTGCTGATATTACTTCAACTATCACTTCTTCAGTAAAGTTGGAAGTTGCAGCACCAGGTACTACAGCAGATCGTATAGGCAACTCATATAGTGTTTCTGGAACGGGTGTGAACACTACAGATGGTACAACTGCTGGAAGCCTTGGAGGACTAGGAGCAGCCACTAATGGAGTGAATAGCTATACAGCGATTACAGCAAGTCAGCTAACAGATGGAGAGAGCTTCAGTTATACAGTCTCACATACCACAGGTGACACTATAGCTACGACTTTAACCACAGGTGAAGTAAGCCCCTTTGGTGATCTTACAAGTACCTCAGGAGGTACAGCTACAAACCTTGCCGGTACAGTTGATAATCATGTAATTACAGTTACCGCAGGGTCTGCTGGTACTACTGCAACAGGACAATATGTAACTTCAGTAACAGTAGACTGATGAGTTATGCGAAAGCTTTTATTATTGTTTTTTATATATGCTTTACCAGCTAATGCGAATATTGTTCCTAATTTTACAACAGGAACTATGTCAAGTACTACAAATACAACCAGTACGCTATCTGAAACAATTACCAGTAAAGACTTTAAGACAGGTTACGAATATACAGTTACAGGAGCAGGCGTATCACATGATGGAGGGAGCATGTCACCATCAGCAGTTGAAGTTACTGGTACTGTAGGGGGTACATCATATAAATGGACAGGATCAGATATGACAACAAAACCAAATTGGACACTGACAAATCCAACTTCTGGAAATGCTTTTCAGTTTACAGAAACATATCATGGTCCAGGTTTACAGAACATAACAACAATTCAAAGAGATATAACAACAGAATCCGTTACTACCACTACCTCTGTGTTCTCGCAATAATACTAAGCCCTGTAAAGGTTTTAGCTAATGCTGTCAGCCAAAGTAACAGTGGATCAGTTACTAATCAGAACTGGAATGTCAATAATGGTAGTTTTCATACAAATCAATATGGTGGTGGAATTGTATGTCAGGGTGCAATGATGACGATTACCCCATTTACTACATTCAATTCAAACTATAGAAAGCCATATCGTGATTATTATGAAACACCATATTATGATCAGACAGATATAGTTGGTGATTTTGATGATGATGGCAATCCTATAGGAGATGGCACACCTGATAATCCTGGTAAGATTTTATTTTATCAACAGAACTACTCTGGTACCAATAAAGATAGCTATGCACTGGGTACTGGTATAACTTTAAATTTTTCTATACCTCTTGACAGAGGATTACAGAAGCAATGTAAAGAAGCTGCTGCCACTCAAACTAATATACAAAAACAAAAGTTAAAAAACCTTGAACTTGATTGGCATTTTGCAAGATTAAAACACTGTGGAGAGAAGAAGTTAGCCGGTATCCAGTTTGCAAAAGACAGTCCCTATTATAATCTTTGTAAGGATATAGAAGTAGTACCTAAGAAGGGTCAGATTTTACCTCATCAGCACTCTTTGACTTCCGAGAAGTAAGTTTTTTTATAATTTGTTTTACTAAAGGTTTTACCGCATTAACAAGAAGTGGAGTAGTAGCAGCGACCAGAGCAATACCAGCAGCAGTAGCAGCAGCTTTAGGCGAAGGTAGGTATTGGTCGATAAACTTTGTATCTTCATAGAGTGTTATGCACTCTTTACCATCATCTGACAGTTTATGACCCACGACACGTTCTAGTTTTTTATCGTTACGAAAGTCCCCTAGCCTCTGATCATTATCACCAGGACATTTTATAAAGAACTCTTCTTCTTTTTTTTCAGGTAACTTTGGTTTCTTCTGTTCATACTTAGGTTGTTCTTTGTTAGCTATTTTCTTTTCTTCCTTTTTGGTTTCAACAATTTCTATTCTTCTTCTGTCATATAACATCGGTTCAAATGTAGGTATAGAGCCATACGGACAACTTATAACTGTACCTGTTGGATCATCATTATAAAGAGCTGTATTCTTTGGAGAGGCATCTCTGTGATACTTTACACATCCAGGTAGTTTTAGCGATGGTAGAGGGACGCTAAGCACCTGATAAGCGTTATGTTGCGGTATGTTTATTGTTGATATATCTATTTCCGGTATAACAATTTGTGGTATATCCATCAAAGAGGTATAGAAGGCCCACTAAATTTTGGTAGCTGTTTTGGTATTTCATCCACCATTTTATCTTTCAGATCACCCATAATTTTATTTTTCAGGTTACGTTCAAATTCAGGTGATCTCATGTAACGAACAGCAAGAAAAGCACCTACAGACATTGACGATACCATCAAGAATGAAATAATAGATAATACGTTAGCTATTTTATTGAACATGATAAAAGAGGTTTTAGTTAAATTAACAGCACCCCTTACGTTGATGATGCTGTTTCTTCTTGTGGGGTTGATGCCTCTGTATCTGATGGCAGCGATGATTCGATCTTCTGTTGCTCCTCAGCAATCTGACGTTCGATCTCCATCATTGCACCAGTAAACTGATTATAAGAAATTGATAGCTGCGATCTTTCCTGGCTTAACTGTGCAAGCCTTTGTTGTAGTTCTTCTAGTCTGGTCATAACTTAAGAATAAACAGCTTTACCTTTAGTTATAGCAGCATCAATAGCTGTAAAAGATTCGGATGTCCAGATAGAAGTAGTTTCATCAAGTTTCTTGTAAGCCTTGATAATTTCAAGATGCTCTACATTACGCTTGATTTTGTCTTTGTATTCATCATCAGTTTCATCTGATGTTTTGGCGGTGTCGATAACTGTTACGCTATCACCAGCAGCAGAGAAGATTGCTGCGATTTCATCTGCGGTTTTTTCTTCCATAATTACCTTTTTGTGTAATGGTTTGTTTTTAGTTTACCCTGCTTCGAGGGCTGTGACTTTTGCGGATAACTCTTTTATAGCATTAACAAGTATTGGTATTAATTGATCTCCTTTAAATTTAAGATTATCAGAATCTTTACTATCAATAACTACGCTATCAGAACCTTCTAAAGCAAGTATATCTTGAGCATAGAATCCATATCTCTTATCACCTGTTTTTTCATCAGACTCACGATTCTTTCTAAACCAGAATGATTTTGGTTTTAGTTGATTTACAAAATCTAAACCATGTGATACAACACCATCTTCAATCTTATCTCTTTGATCTGAAGTAACTGTAAAGGCTACTTTAATATAAGCGTTAGCAACACTATTATTACCTAAAACGATATTATTACTTCCTGTTGTAATTTCACCACTTGGAGAATTAGATTTTCCAGCTTCTGCTCCTACACAAAGATTATTAGTACCACTAGTAATATTTGCACCAGCTTGTCTACCAATTCCAGTATTTGTACTACCAGTATCTACACTGCTTAATGAAGCATAACCCATTGCTGTGTTATTACTGGCAGTTGTGTTTGCATCTAAAGCTTGAGCACCCACCGCAACATTTTCAGTTCCTGTTGTGTTTGATAATAATGAACTCCTTCCAACAGCAGTATTGTTATCGGCAGTTGTGTTATATAATAATGCACCAACACCTACAGCAACATTATTATCTCCCGTTGTATTTGTATATAAACTTGATTTTCCTAATGCTACGTTTTCATTACCAGATGTGTTAGCTAACATACTGTAAGCACCAACACTTGTATTAGCATTTCCATTAGAAGCTTCTTGAGCTCGCATACCTATTGCTACAGACTCATCTGCATCGGTGTTCGCTTTTAAAGCATCTTTACCAACCGCTACATTTGAATGTCCAGTTGTGTTTGCTTTTAAGGCACTATGACCAAAAGCAGTATTATTACTAGCTGTTAAATTATTTCTCAGAGATTCAGTACCTACAGCCGTGTTGCTGCCTCCTGTTGTATTTTCAAATAAAGAAGCATGACCCATTGCTACGTTTTCTGTTCCAGTTGTAGAATCAGTTAATGCTTGATCTCCAATGGCTGTATTATGAGTACCCGTTGTGTTTGCACTAAGTGCATTACGACCAACAGCAGTGTTGTTATTTCCAGTTGTGTTATCATTTAATGCTTCAAATCCAAAAGCAGTATTGTTATCAGCAGTAGTATTAGCTTCTAATGCTTTGTATCCTGCTGCTGTATTATTTCCTCCTGTAGTATTATATCTTAAAGTAAATGAACCTAATGCAGTATTTTCGTCTGCCGTTGTGTTTGCTGATAATGATTCATAACCTAGTGCAGTATTATATGCTCCAGTTGTATTTGCATCAAGAGAAATAGCGCCAACAGCTACGTTTGCTGCTCCAGTTGTGTTTTCTCGTAAAGCATAATAACCAACAGCAGTGTTATTATCAGCAGTCGTATTTTTTTGTAGTGAATTACCCCCAATAGCTGTATTATAATCTCCCGAAGTATTAGCGGCTAAAGCAACACAACCAATACTGGTATTTACTGCTCCTGTTGTGTTTGCTGTTCCCGCTTGAGATCCAAGACCTGTATTAAAATTACCAGTAGTATTTGCATCTAAAGAATTGTAACCAACAGCTACGTTTTGAGTTCCAGTTGTGTTTGCTGCTAAAGCATCTTTACCAACTGCTACGTTGTCTGATCCAGTTGTGTTTACCCCTAATGACGCATATCCAACAGCTGTGTTGTTAGAAGCAGTAGTATTAGCTCCCAAAGAGCCGTTACCTATACCTACATTATTACTTCCAGTAGTATTAGCATCTAAAGCTACAGAACCTACTGCAACATTTAGAGTTCCAGTTGTGTTTGCTAATAAAGAATAACTACCTACAGCTACATTATTTGAAGCTGTAGTATTACCGCCTAACGCACTCTGCCCTAATGCAGTATTTTGATTACCAGTTGTGTTTTCATCTAACGCATGACTACCTACAGCTACATTTGAAGCACCAGTTGTGTTTTCTTCTAATGTTTCATACCCTATTGCAACGTTATTACTAGCAGTTGTGTTAGAAGTTAAAGCAAAAGGACCAAGAGCTACGTTAGCACCTCCAGAAGTATTAGCATCTAAAGATGCTCTTCCCATTGCTATGTTGTAACCACCTGTGGTATTAGACAACATTGAAGCATGACCAAATGCGTCATTATTAATACCAGTTGTGTTTGCTGATAATGCTGTATAGCCAATAGCATTATTTTGTGATCCAGTAGTATTAGCATCTAAAGCAAGTGCACCTACAGCTACGTTTTGCGTACCAGTTGTGTTTGATAGTAAAGCAAAATGACCAACAGCAGTGTTGTTAGAAGCTGTGGTGGCAGCGTTTAAAGCTGCTCTACCTAAAGCTGTATTACTTCCTCCAGTTGTATTTGATAGTAAAGCAGCAGATCCTACGGCAGTGTTATCATTTGCTGTTGTATTTGCTGCCAAAGCTTGACGACCAACAGCAGTATTATCATTACCTGTAGTGTTGGCTCCTAAACAATTATTAGAACCTAACGCTACGTTTCTAGTTCCGCTTGTATTTGTTGTTAAAGAATTTTTACCAATCGCAGTATTATCTTGACCAGTAACCGCAGCATCTAAAGCACTTTCTCCAAGAACAGTGTTACCACCTACAGAGTTTGCACCTTTACCTACGCTTACGCTATTAAATATTACATCTCCACTATGACCACTTTCCTTCATTAAAGGAGTACCACCAGCAGTACTTCCGTCATGTACCACTACTGTTTTCTTTGTAGTATCTACTGTGACTTCTCTGGCAGCACCAGTAAATGAATTATGTTCAGAGGATGTACCACCTCTTAGTTGTAGTTGGTCAGGCATGGTAAATTAGATTCCTCCTAAGTTAAAAGTACCAGATCCTTTGGCAAGGGATACTCGTGTAGTTGCAATGGCTTCATTTGAAAATACTGCCCCAGTAATAGCAAGACCACCTAAATCAATAGAGTTAGAACCTGCTGATGCTGTATATAAAGCATTAAAGGCTGCATTTGCAAATTTGGCAACTTCTACGGTATTTTCAGCAATGCCTTGAAAGACTTGCCCATTAAATACTCGTATCTGTTTGCTTACACTATTAAAGTATAAGTCACCTTCAGTAACTGATGCACCCAAAGCGTCCTGGGTAGGATCAGAAGAAGCTTGACCTAAGTATAATGCCAAAAAGTTATTTAGATATGTTGACGCTGTATTTACATTTGTAATATTAGTAGCAACTGTATTTACGTTTGATATAGAACTGGCAGTTGTATTTACATTATCTATAGACCCTGCCGTTGTATTGACGTTAGCAATAGATCCCGCAACTAAACCTATATCAGTGCCATCATTAGCAACTGTTGTTACGTTACTGCTGATACCAGCTACCGTTGTCACATTGCCACTGATCCCTGCCACAGTTGAAACATTACTGTTATTCCCTGCAACAGTGTTGACGTTGCTTATAGCACCGGCAACTGTATTTACATTAGATATAGACTCTGCTGTAGTGTTTACGTTTGCAATACTACCTGAGACATTACCTATATCTGTGGCATCATTAGCAACAGAGGTGATATTGGAAGATATACCTGCAACTGTAGTTACATTGCCACTTATACCAGCTACGGTATTTACGTTACTGATAGCACCTGCAACGGTATTAACATTAGATATACTTCCAGCAACAGTAGTTACTTCAGTTGCCTTTGGTACATATCTATGGAATGTATAAGTATTAAGAGTTGATGTTGTCTCAACAATTATTCCAAAGCCTTGAGTAAAAGTTGTACTGGCTGTAGCACCATTGATAGTAACTGTAGAGTTTCCTACCGTTCCATTTGATATAGAAATAACACCACTGCTATTAGACGTAATATTGTTTGCTAAAGGCACACTGACAAGAGTGCCTGCACCATTATTTATATCAGGGTTGGCATTAGGAAAACTTGTTTCATTTGCTATTGGTACAAAACCACCGACATCATCTACAAGATCTATTACCCTTGCATCTATAGCTGCTGTGGTGGCAACCTTATTATCAGCAGAAGTCCAGGTTTCACCAGACTGTATCTCTTCAACACTCGCCAGGTTATAAAATCTTGCATCTGCTTCTGCTTCTGTGTAATACCTATTATCTAATTGACCAGCATTTAGTTCGGTTTCGGTAAAATATCTGTTGTCTAGCTGACCAGCATCTAATTCCGTTTCTGTGTAATATCTACCATCTAAAGTACCAGTAGCTATATCTTCATTAACTATCGTTCCATTTACTATATTGGCACTGGCAATAGTTATATCTGTTGGTAAAGCACCACTACCTAGTTTTGTAAGACCAACAGAATCATTTAATAACTTACTACCATTTATATTCGCAGAAGAATTTATATCAGCATCAACAATAGTATCGTTAGTAATCATTGTTGAGTTGACTGTACCTGTATCAGCAGAAGTTATTACAGTACCTGTAATGTCAGGAAGAGTAATAGTTCTATCAGCAGTG